GAAAGCTCCACCTACGCCGCCCATAACACCACCACCTAGTGCACCTAATGCACCAGCTTCAACTAAGCGTCGAGTATTAGCATCTCTATTCTCAGGAGCAAGTGCGTCGTAGTTAGGATCAGCAAAGTCTCTAGCACCTAATGCGATAGACTCTTGGATAACTTCTGTTCCACCTTCAACAGCACTAGTCAATGCTGCTTTTTGTCCTATGTTAGATAGCCTTGTTCTACCACCTGTTTTACGTAGCAGGGATAAAGGACTTAATAAATCTATGCCACCTGCGGCAATACCAGCACCAAGCGCTGTACCAGGCGCTTCAATCCCACTTTCTTGTTCAATCTCTTTGAATATACCACCGGCCTGCATACCAGCATTAGGTATAGTTGCACCGACGCCAGCGCCTATTGCTAAGCCTCGTGATCTATTAGTTTGGGCAAAACCTCTACCGATTGCGCCACCCATGACGCCACCTGCTAACATCGTAGCCGCAGTAGGTACGAGCGAGCCTAAGCCGCCGAGGGCCCAATCCATTACGTCAGTTAGGTTATTGACATCGTAGATACTTTCTACGCGACCAGCTAGCTCAGGTGCGGCGGCTTCTTGATTGTTTCTGTCGTAGCCTTGATCACCGAATTGCTGGAGCTGTTCGTTACCTATCATGCTTCCAGCTAGGGAGGCGGCTCCATAGAGGTCAGCTTGCAATCCGTTACCGGCTCGCTGCACGCCTTTTTGGAACTCGTTAAGTGTTGGCCCTGCTGCATCCTCGCCGGCAGGCTGTAACCCATTTGGGTTAGAGTAATGTACTTGACGTAGTCCTTGCGCCATTTGAGACCGTCCTTGGTTTCTGTGTGCTTTGGTGGCTACCCACTAAGGGGCAGCCTTTAGAGTTAGCTACTGTCTAAGTGAGTTAAAACCCAACTGCCTACCTACATCGTATTCCTCAGGTGTCGTTTGGTCTTCATAGATGCGAGCACCTTTTCCATTAGTGAGGTTGTTCCCAAAAAACGCGTTTGGTCCCCACCATTGACGCCAGCTATCGTCTTCTCTAAGGCCTTTGTGAGAGTCCGGTCCTGCAGGTAAAGAGTCAGCACTCCCATTCCCGAATAGGCCACTAGTCCAATCTATAAGGTTACCTGAGTTTTGCATTACGCGGTTAAGTGAATGCCTACTATTACTAACATCCGCTGGCGTTTGTATTCCGGCTTCTAAATTCGCCGAAGTCGCAATCGCGTTTTGTTGTCGGCCTTCAGGCGTTCGCTGTCTTTCCGAGGTCTCATCAGAGCGTTTTATACTCTCCGCATCAGATTTCTGCTGTGCCTCGAACCCATACCGCGCCATCTCCATCTGCTGTTTCTGAGCAGCCGTTGCCGCGACTGATGCAGCGATAGACTTAGACGTGTTGTTGGTTTCGATACCTTGCAGTGCGTTTATTTGCTGCTGCGTAACGTTGTTCTTCTGTTTGTCACCTATGTTGCCTGAGCGCATAGTCTTAGCAAGCTTCATTATCTGTGCTTGCTCTGGGCTCATTCCTGTACGACCTGTGGCTACGCTTCTGCGTCCGTCTTGCATAGCGAGCTTAGATTCATAGTTCTGGCGGTTCTGCTCAGTAACGGCATCGATGCCTGCGACGTTAGAATCGATCTGCTGTTGTAATTCAGGTGTACGACCATACGGGTTAGATGCGCCTGGGCCAGTCGGGACAGCGTAGCCGCCAGAACCTTCGCCGTTAGATACCATATTAAAGTTAGGATTAGATGCTTCAGCTGACGAAGGTAAAGGTGTGCCATCAGCCCCGTTCATGTTGCCAGCTAAAATAGCTTCTGCGTTCGAACCAGGTTGTTGCCCTTCCGCAGGAGCCTGGTCACCACCACCAAACGTTGGAAGGTTCGCGCCTGGAGCGCCACTCATATCTTGTTGGGCTTGCTGTAAACCAGAAATACCAGCGATGTACTGCTCTTTGGTTATCGCACCATCGCCGAACTGTTGTTTCAAGCCTGATAAAGAGTCACGGAGTCCGCCAAGTTGCTCGTTATAGTCACTTAACCCTGTAACAGCTGACACGCCATCAACTATGTCTTCGCCATAGTTATCGTATATCTTATCGCCTAAGTACTCTCCGGCTTTGTACGCTCCGTATTGTAGTGCGGCCGCGCCGCCAAATCTAGCGGTACCTAACCCAGCCCGTCCTACTGCATTGACGTACTTGCCGCCAGGAACTCTAGCTACTTGTTTACCAGCACTATCTAATAGGCCCGCTATTTTTCCTGGGGGCTTAGTTGTTTTAGCCTGTTTTTTAGCCTCTTTCGCAGCTTGCTTTTTATCCTTCGCTATCTTCTTTTCTTCAGCGTCAAAAACAGCTTTAGCTTTCGGGTTGTCGGCAGTATTGATCCCTTTTACTGTCTCAGTAGGGTTTATCGCTTTGTTTGGGTTACCCTCGGCATTAAAAGAAGCCCTGCGTGTGACTCGCTCATTTGCTGCTTTTTTATCCTGTGCTGTTTTTACTACGCCCCGTAGAGCGGCGGTAGTTCCCTGACCCGCATCTTTAAGGACGCCTAAGCCTTTCTCTACTACAGGTTTGGCGAGATTGTACCCACCCTTAACTCTCTCGACTCCTTTCTCTACTACAGGTTTGGCGTTCTCCAGCGTCTGTTTCGCGGCTTTAATACCTTGATTGATATAAGGCGTAGCGGTCTTGATAGCTTTCTTAACCTGTAAATCAGCTTTAGCTGTTGCGTCTTTGACGTCGAGCACTGTACCTTTTGACAGGTTATCCATCTGCCCTTGCAACGTAATAGAGGCTTTGCCAAGACTCCTCATAGAAGCTTCCGCCGCCTTTCTGGCTTGGCCTTTCAAGTCTTTGCTGTCTAGTCTTTCACGCAGTTTACCCATAGCCTCGACGAGCGACTGTCTACTTCTTTCTAGTGAAATATCCATTTTTTATCCTGTGCTCTCAAGAGCTGCTGTAGTTATAGTGTTAGTCGCGCTAGCTGCTGAGCTAGCTAAGCCTGCCATAGCATTCGCTACGCCAACTGCTGTTGAGCCACCGGAAGCGATGCCTCGTTGCGCTATCTCTCTAATACCTATTTCTGATTGTAGTGTTGCGCTAAGACTTGCTTTAGCGGCATCTAGATCCAGAGCGCTATGTTTGTATTTAGCATTGAAGGTGTCTAACGTTATTGCTTGGTACGCTTTGTAGGCTTCTATCCGAGCGCGATAAGCTTCGCTATCAGCACCGAATGTTGTTTTCGCAGCGTCTAGTTCTGCGCCGTAGGCGGATAGTTCAGCGCGATACTCATCTATGATGTTTTTGTTATGGTCAGAGATGGCTCGTGAATGTGCTATCTCTACGTCTGCTATAGACTTAGCAGCGTTTACTTCTTGAGCGTAAGCTTGGACTTGTGTTGAGTAGGCTCTGACTTTAGCTTCGTCCCCTCCGATAGCGGCGGTATAGACGTCAAACTCGGCTTTCTTAGCTCCGACTTGGGCAACGTAGGCTCTGACTTGCTCTCCATAGATTTCAACCTTTAGTTTCTCTAAGTTAGCTGCTGTAGACACACCTTGTAACTCGGCTACGTAGTTATCTATCTTGGTAGATTCCGCTTTGATTAAAGCGCTGTAGACATCAACGTCGATCTTCTCAATGTTCTTACTAAGTTCTGCTGCACGTATTTCCGCCTCAAAGATAGTGATGTCAGCTAGTGCTGCTTTTAACTGCGACTCATAGATCTGTGTTTGGATCCCCGCCAACTGCAACTCTGCTTTATAGCGTTCTAATCTAGCGTTGTACTCAGTGACTAGGGATTCAGCTAGCTGCTTACTGTATTGCAGGGATTGGCCATTGATCTGAACTAACTGCTGTGCGTATTGCACAGCTGTACCAAGTAAACCCATATGTAATGTAGAGCTTAGGTTCATAATAAACTGTGCGTGCTCTTGCTCTAGCTTGGCTCTAGCGATAGCTGTTTCAGCAGCTGTACTCGCTAAGTTTTTAGCAGTAGCTTGTTGGATCTGATTAAGCCCAGCTGATATAGCGGATGGAGGAAGTTGGTATCCTCGCTTAGACATGCCTTCAAGGAGATCTTCACTAGCACGTTGTGCTTCTGCTTCTGTACGATCGCGGGCTCTGTCGTATATTTGTTGTTCTATAACGTCGGACATTGCTGTACCGCCGTTCATACCTGCGGCTATCTTAGCTTCAAGCTGTGACATCGCAGTTGAGTATTCAGGAGCGTATTTGCTCATCCACCCATTAACTACGTCGTCAAGAAATGCGCGCATTTGCGGAACTGCGTTGTCATATGTAGAGCGAGTTAGTGCTAGTACATCGCCTATTTCACCAGGATCAGTAGCATCAGTATCAACAGGTACGAAGTCAGGGATAGTTATATCCGGAGCATTTGGGATATTAACTTCTGATATGACAGGTGTAGCCGGTATGTTTAAGTCAGGAGCGGCAGGAATATCTAGCTCAGTATCTACCGTAGGCGCAGTTTCGCTAAAGGGCGATACATCAAAAACAGGGGTAGCTTGACTAAATAAACTCGACGTGTCTAGTGTGGCTGGCGCACTAGAAAACGTAGGTATAGTGGGGATGTAGAGCGATTCTAGGTCAGTCAGCGACGCGTTATTAGTTGGCGCATTATAGACAGCCGAGAACACAGGTGGTGGCGCAACAGCCCCAGGTATTGGCGTACTATTTGTGAATGAAAGGTTCGCCTCGATAGCATAAGGTATATAACCACCTTGTGCTCGACTTGCAGCACTAAGTGCTTGTGCTACCGCTGAGGCTGCATACGTCTGCTGGTTGGCTATTATGCTGTTGATCTGATCAGTAATCGCCATCCTTGGCTCCTAGTGTTTCATATTCTCTAATTATAACACGTAGAGATCGTGGGTAATATAGCCATCGGCCTTACTGTATCCCGTTTCCATAGCAATAGAGGGTGTAGGTGTTTGCACGATATTCGCATTACCGCCATTCTCCCTTCCGCCCCAAGTGCTAAGGTCCTCACTAGCGTCGGCCGTAAGGTTGTACACATCTTCGTGATTAGTTAGGGGAAGGGCCCCACCTACTACTACATCTAGCGCATACGTGGCATAATTATAAAACGGGTCAGCATAGTTAGTGTATTCCCCCGTGTTTAAATCAGGGTTAACACTTATAGCCGCCCCAGTATGATAAAACATCATCGTGTACCACTCGAACTGGTTATTATTCTCTGGTAGTAACGGGGATAGAATATTAGTAGGTGGCGTCGCGAATCCTGCAGCAGTCACCTCATAAGAGACGTGTACATTAGGGGACAAACTAAAGTTCCACATAAACGTACTAAGCGCATTATCTCCTGAAGCCGCATCATAGTTCCTTGCAGCTAAGACCGCTAAGCCGAACCGGAGGTCTAAGCCTCGAACCATCGCTATATAATCCGCTAACCAATAAGGTGTCGGAGACGCATAGTGTCCATTCCATATACCGCCATCGTGTCGAAGTAGGGTCTTTATGGCGTGGTCAGAACCGTCACGTCTTATAACTAGCTCAGAATATATATCAGCAACTGTTGGGGCTGGGTCGTCAGGATCATTACCTGTGTAGGTAGGAGAGTCGCCTTTAGTCGCAGGTCGGCCGTAGTTTCTAGTGCCAGCTACAACAATCTTGTCGAGCATCCCCTCGTTGTCATTCTCGGAACTATAAGAGAAATCCACACCTACTATTTTTACAGTGCTGTCCGTATATACTGTGTGCTGGGTAAAGTTAACTTTCTCTTCCTCAGCATCATAGTTAAACTTGATATAGCGATATTCATGAACGCCCTCTGAACCGATACCCGCGTCGGCCCTTCTAACAGAATCACGTATCTCGCCACCTACGATAGCATTACCCGCTAAGTTAAACCGCCACTCAAACTGAGCGCCAGAGGGCACATTAGGTATGGGGAACGTAAGGTGTGTGTCAGCTCCTACATTCCATACGACTATATTAGAGTCTATTGTAGCTATAAATAACTTGCTTTGTGCAGGATGGGCCGACGTCGGTGACACACCGTCTGGGAAAGGAATAGCTGCTTTGCCGGACGGTACTACGAATGCTAAAGACCACGCTTCTTTAAGTCTATCTAGTCCACCGCCGAAAAAACGCGCTTGGTAACCTTTATAGCGGGTATTAGGGAGAGAGATGTAACCCTTAGCGTACGGGATCATCTGCCCTGATTCTTCCTCAGTTCTCGGATGGATCTTAGTTACTTTAGGCGCGTTTTGCACACCATCCTCATCCTCACCGTACTGCATTTTGTCAGGTCGTAACTTGACTGCATACTTATAGTACGAAGCCTCATCGTCAATAGTTCCTACGAATATATACTCAGGCGGCGTTCCACCACTAAGCATTATGTAAGGTGTAGCTGCATTAACAGACGTAGCTGTGATACCCTGCGCTATTAAGGTCTTACGGGAATTGAGTATATTCCCATTACGTTTAAGCTGCTTGAGCTTGTTCTTAGCAAGCACACTAAAACGTAGTGCCCTAGCGCCACTACCGGTTTTTCTAATACCAGCCATTACACTTTCCTGCTAAGTGCTTCGACCTTATATTCTACCGCTTCTATATCAAGCGCATCACCTGCTGTATTCGAGATACTTAAACCCCAATACCGACCTCTAGCACCACGCGGTAAAACAACGCGACGCGTATGTGTACCTACTCTATCAATAGCGACAGCAATATGTGCCCCGCCACTCACTTCGTCTGCTTTAGGTTCTACGCTTATAGTCTGATTAGCACGCCCTGCAACATAGGCGTAAGGCACTCTTTTCAGCTGCGAGGAATTAAAATCAGTTGGCGCGAGTTCGGCCTTGGCGTTGATCTCAATCCCGTTATCCGTTTCGCCCTCTAACGAGAACAGCGTGTTATTCAATACACCGTAATAAACCCCGTTGAAACGGACAAGATGATCAAACTGGTAACTAACATACTTGGATATTGCCGAGTTAGCTATGTTCATAGCATAGGCTGTATACCCAGATGGAAGCTGGAATATTGACGCTTTAATAGCTATAGCTGGAACACCGAGCTGTGCAATACCGAATAGTGATGTTACGGCAGGTACTGCGAGTATCGCTGAGCCGTATACGCCTGGTGTTACTGTCGCTGTTAAACTAACAAGTGGTGCTGCAATAGTTGTCGTTGCTACCGCGCCGACGGTGGCTGAAGCTGTTATCGACGACTTCGGTAGTGCTAACCTAGCGTACCCACCTGAGTAGGAAACCAAAGATACGTTGAACGATATGCTTTGATCTACCTGTGCGACGCCGCCTACTAATCCTGATGCTGTGATTGAGCTAGCAGGGACAGACGCTTTGACGCGCGCTAGACTAGGTACTGTAGCAGACGCTGTTAATACGGTTGCTGGGGCTTTAAGCTTAGCACCATTTCCTGAGAATGCCGCTAAGGTTACGAGCGGTATATCAGCGACTACACCTTGCAGATCAGCGGGGTAGGCTGCGGCAGACATTCTGAAATCTGCTACAGGAAGTGTATGCTGGAATACGCCGTCAACTGCTACATACTCCCCGCCACGTGACGTAAAGCCAAACAACGAGGTACTTGATTCGCCGTAATTATGATCTGCGGAAATAGTATCTAGGGCTAATAAATCGCTAGCGCCTGTACCGATTTCACCAGTAAGGACATGCCCTTTAGAAACCAGACCTACAAGAGACGCGGTAGATGATGAGATAACAGGCGCAACAAAGCCACCGTTAGACTCTGAGATTAACGTTTCAAACGTCGAGTGTGATACGGCGGCTGGATAGTTTGTAGCCCAGGTATCGAGTGGTTGTAGTGAGACAGTCGCGCCATCATTATGAAGTGGCGACATTGTGCCGGTCATACTAGTGGCTGTGCTAAACGCACCACTGAATGATCTGCGTTTATTTGCTGTACCGGCTACTGATAGACTAGCTGGGAAGGCGCCACCTAAATGATGAACCCCGTCAACGGTTCCGTGGCTGGCCATTGTAAATGACATCGGAATAGCAGTGGCTAGTGTGTTGGTTACTGTCATCGGAGATACGACGACAGTAGGAGCCATTTTGAAAGTAGCTGCTAGCTTATACACATTATAGATAACTGCGTCAGCGATGTTATCCCCGCCTGCATAGAGCGACGAGTCAATTAGTAAAAACGAGGTGTCAGAAGGCGGCGCTATTAAGCTTGTATAAACCAGCACTTCGTCAACGTAATAGGTTATCTCAGAACCTATCCTAACTATTTTATATACTGTGGAGGTTGGAGCGGATATTACGGGTGCCGTTTTGTCGACCCCAGATTCCATAATCCGGTAACCACCATTGGAGATATAGAACCCCCACTGGATTTCTTGGTAGCTATACCCCGTATTAGCGGACGGGTCTGAAAGACCTGTTACTACCCCTACTGGCGTGCCGTCGACTTGGAACTTATATATAGCATCGCCGTCAAGCATGCCGATACTTATAGCACCTGCATTCCACCCAGCATTAGGATCGAGTATGTATGTATCCGGTAGCTGTACCGTCTCGTATACGTAAGCCATTAGCGGGTTGCCCCATCGGCAAAGGAATAATCAGATACCGGTAGTTTAGAGCTAGTTACTTGAGTAAAACTGCCGTTGCTTGTAGTGTTACTAAGTGAGCAGAAGCCAGCTACAGGTATGCCGCCGTATATTAGACACTCGTATACTGTAACAGACGCTTGTCCATCCCATGGCACTTGCCATTCATTTGCTGACGTAGAAGCAGCGTTCTGGCTATCCCCAACTATAGGATCAGGCACAAAGACGAGTACCTGCTCGGTTCCGCCAGGCACACGTTTTTGCACGAAGTCTTTAACTAATAGATTGATAGCAGCCACAGGCTACTCCTTATAACGAAGGTAAGGTAACGCTATAGTAATCCACGTTCTGATCAGCACTGGCTGTCAGAGTAGTATTAGTAAAGTTCATCTCCGCATTAGCAGTAGCGATAGCGCCTTGCAATCTAGCCTCAGTTGTACTAAGTGTGCCTGTATCACCCACGGCTGTGTGGCGGTAGAAACTCGCTAGCCCTGAAGCTGCATTAGTGCCTTTCCAGCTTTCACCTGGCGCTTTAGCTAATACGCCTGATGCCGCCGCAGTATCCATATTGATGCCTGTTCCTAGCCCGTCAATAGAGATGGTACATAGTAAGGTATTCGCACCCGCTGAACCGATAGCGTTATCCGCATTGGTAGGAGCAGTTCCTGAGTATATCTTGATAAAGCCAGCCGCTAGTGTTGAAGCTAGCGAACCAGTAGCAAGTAACTTGTTACGCATCCCTGCGCTTACTTTAAGAGCCATCTTAGTCTCCTGTGACTGTTACTGCGCCAGTAGCGAATGAAGCTACTTCTGCGGTGTTCAATGTGACGGTTGGAATACTAACCAAGAACAATAAGTTCCCAGCAGTAGCAGCATCGTAGATCCCTAGATACATGACGGCATAAGGAGCCGCGCCAGAGCCGTATACAACTGCTCCGTAAGTCTGGGCGTTAGTCGAAGTAGCTACGCCGCCTGAAGCTGCACCAAACGTAATTGACTGGCGGGCATAGGCTGTATCGTCGACTGTGGCACTGACTTCTGTTCCAGTATCAGCATCCGTTGGATCTGCTTTATGTAGCGATAGATAAAGCGTGGCGTTAGGTGATGTGTACCCCGTCGCTGTGAGAACGTGGTTTAGCGCCGCATTCTCTAGGTAATCACTCATCCCAGCCATTAGTTAGCAGCCATTGTTAATTGGAATACATCAACTGTGCTTGGCGCGCCTCCGACAATAGCGGTATTGCTCAATGTCATATCACCGCCCGTCTTCGCTACACTACCGTCAATACGTGACAAAGTTGTGCTAGAAGTACCGTCATCATTAGGGTTGCCTGCAAAACGGAACCAGCCGGCTGTGCCTGACGTTATCCCGTTAAACTTCCAGTTCTCTGATACTGCTTTGGCAATAGAACCTGCCGCTGCATTATCAAAGTTAATACCGTTAGTTGCTACGCCGTGTGTAAAGGCCAACGCGTCTACGGTAACCTGGCCAAGCAGAACGCCTGCCGCAGCAGAGTCAGCAGTAGCGGGTTGCGCGCCTGAGTAGATGTAGATCGTGCCGTTAGCTAAGGCGGCGTCTAAACCCGTGCTGCCTAACATAGCGTCCCGTAATCCTGTTGAAAATCGAACTGCCATAATTATATCCCTATATATTTATTATTTACTGTCCCACTATCCGTAGTGGAGACTAGAAACCTGTTATACCCGTCTTGCTCTATAAAAGCGGTGACACATCTGCCACCAGGTGCCACGCTCGCACGCGTTTGCGTAAGATTTTCAAACTCAGGTACTCTGCATACCCCTCGATTTGTCCAGAAATAGAGCACGCCATTTGGATCTTGAGATGCTTGATTCCCTTCTGGTACGCCGTAATCCGCGAGTTTCACTAACCCGTTGCTCATGGAGTACGAGAGTATTGTCTTATCTGTGGCGATTAATACGCCGCCTGTATACGCCTCTAGCATCCTGACCTGTCCAGACACTGCTTCGTATGATCCGAAGAGGTCAAACAACCCTAGCCAAAAAGGCTCAGAGTGGAAGATATAAGTGGCGTCTTGAGGCTGTGAATAATCTGCAACATACATCCGCCCGTCTTGGTAGGTGAGCTTAGTGGCTGACATCGGTACTGGGTAACGTTGGTGTTGCTCCTTAGCTAGCGGAACGATTAAGTTCTCTAATGCGCCATCAAGGAGAAACGATATATTGGTTGTAGTGACCGCTTTGTATAGCGTCTCACCATTAGTAGCCGAGATATAGATAACCGTCTCGTGGTCAGCTAGTTGGGGTACTTCGATCTGAAGTCCTGAGTTAGCTGATGTATTTACAACGACAGGTGTGGGCGCAGCGCCTTCTTCTCCGAAACTATTACGGTGTGTGCACGTGACTTGGTATTGACCTGGCGGTATTGAGCCTGCGGCTAACGTAATACTAGGTTGCATAGCGGTTGCTACGCCCCACGGTTTAAATACGTCCGAGTCTATTACGCCTGTCTTAGGACCAAGGATGTAGATCTTATTTCCAACTTCTTCCCATTCATATACGCCTTCTGGAAAACCAGTAGCTAGAACCGTCGAGGTGAAGTCAGCTTCAATCGCGATAAGCGATCCGTCGTCGATGGCGTACATATGTTTCTGGTCGTCTGTCGAGAACATCCCGTAGACATCCGATAGCGATAAGCGGGAGGTATATCCGTCGCGCCTATGGATAGAATCCTCGTTGTCTATATTTATATTGTCGGCAACAAGTAGTGCCCCTTTCGGAGCTTGTAGCGGGTCGAGCGTGTTTACTAAACCCAGAAACGAGTTTACTTTGAGTGGGTCTTGTTTAGGTAGGGTCATAATCCACCATACTTAACCGTACCAACACGGCGTTGCTTTCTAGTCTGACGACCCTTCACGATCTTGCAGTATTGATAAAACTGCATTTTATAACGATCGGCTAACTGCATATTACCGGAGTCAGAGTCTTGCTTCTCATAGGCCATGGCTTTACAGAACATCAACAAAGAGCGTTGGTGGGCTGACTCAGCTAGCTCTAGAACACTGCCGTCGTCAACAATATCGTTTACGGGTAACCGAATTACTGAGAACTGAATAGTGTCACTTGCACTAGGTATTGGAACGAGCCGTGCTTTGTTAGTCTGCTCATCAGTGACAAGAAGTCTGGGTGTACCTTTAGCCGTATCCCAGTTACCTGACAACTGCTCGCCGTATCCACCTGTGGTGTATTCTTTGTCAAGTTCATTGAAGTTAACAATCCTCAGTGGACGAGAGCGCGAGCCTAATCTAGCACGTCGGATCTCGATGATCCGTGGATCAATATCAATCCACGGGCTGTCGATCGTAATAGCAGGCTGAGTTACAGCCGGTGTAGAGGAATCTTTAAAGTAATCGGTAAGACGTGCAAATTCTTTCTGGGCTTCATCTAGATACCAGAAGAACTCCTGGTCAGACCAGAAATACTCTTGTACTGTATCTTCCACTTCTGTGCGGAATATACCAAGGAGATCCTCTACTAGATAAGCCACTATACTACTCTACTGCTTCTTCGCCGATTGTAAGCCGAACGTCGGCCCACACTTCATCGCGTTCCCCAGCAAAGACTTGGAATCCTAAATCTTTTGACATGACGACTGCGTCTGGTTTACCAGACCCTGTGAAGTCACCACGCTTGTTGCGAGCGACCATAGAGCGGATCTGTTTTGCTAAGGCTGTTGTACGTTCTGGCCCTTCAAGTTGTACAGCAATTTTTGTCTCTTCAGCATCAAGGACTTCGCCTTGTACTAAATGAGCTCCGGCAGCTAGACAATCTTTAACGGCGGCAGCAGGTACATCAACTGGGGTGTTCTTTTTAAACTCGAAAGTGTAACCAACTAGGGTTACAACGAGCTTATCTACAGGCATTTGTAGTTTCATTATTTATTTCCTAAAGTGAGTGGTGTCCCCGAAGGGGGAAGGGAGTGACTAAACTCCCTTCCTAGTCAACCACTGCCGGTGGTTAAACTGGTTGTACTTCGTTTGCACGTCCACCTACGATGTACGAAACAAGCACGTAACCATCACCGACTGTAGGCGTACCAGTGTTCGTGATGTTCAAAACAAGTGCATCTGTTACAGAGAAAGCCGCGCCTGCAGGTACTAGGTTTGTTCCACCTGCAACTTTAGCGTCAACGTTTGCTGCATACTTATCACCAGTAGTCTTGTCACCTAAGTCAAGTACAGCTGATGAAGCAGAGTCAAATGCATTTACGATTACGACTGCGCCGCCAGTTACGACTGCGCCGCCAGGGATATCAATTAACTCTACGCTTACGCCATCAGCGTCTGCGAAGGTAAAATTGACCTTAGCTGTTAGTGGCCATTGACGACCACCATCTTTTACGATTGCCATGATTTATTTCCTCTTAAGCAATATGATGGGGCGGCGAACCGCCCCGTCGGATTAGATAGCAGTATCGATAGCGATAACACCGAAATCTTGTTCAGTACCAGAGATCTGACTATGGAACACAGGTTTCTTCATACCGATGATTTTGCCGGTAGAAATAGCTTGTTGATTGTCATAATCGAACATCTTCTCGATCCACTCAGGTGAACCAATATCAGCGAATGCCATAGCTTGAGCACCACACATTAGGACACGTTGGCCGTCGACGTTAGAACCTGCACCCCATTTAGATCCAGCTAGTGCACCTTTAGTGTTGTACACGTGACGGTATTCGTAGATCGCTAAGCCATCAACATAGATAACCGAAGCGCCTTTGAATAACGGGTTAGATGAGCTACGTGGTAACGCGTCTTTCCATGCAGCCATAAAGTCTGGGTCAGCTTTAAGCTTCGCAATACCTTGAGGAGTCATGAATACGTTGTACACTTCCATACCATCACCACCACGGATTGGGCGGATGAAGTTGTCTTTAGCGTACGCTTTGGCTTCTACCAACATACGCCATGAAGGAGTATCAGTAGAGACTAACGATGCGTTAGAGGCATGGCTGAAATCTTTAGCAGTGTTGTTCCATGTAAGAACGCGATCTGTAGTTGGAGCAGATACATCACCAGAGAAATCTAAGTTTACGAAATCAGAACCAACACGATCACGACCGTTAGTGTGCTTGCTATAAGCAACACCAGACATTGTCAAGAACGCTAATTGGTCGCAACGATCAGCAAGCCAGTAAGACAAGTTGTCGCGTGAAGTTTCGCGGAAGTTGATGATTGAACGTTGGTCAGCCATACGGCCTTCGTGGCGTGTAGCGTGACGTAGTTGATCAAGCTGAACAACCATGTCGTATGATTTACCAGCTTCTTCATTACCTTCTAATGTGCGATCCCCTGCGATACCATCGCCTTCAAGATCTGCTACTAGGGTAATTACTGCACGAGCGCCTTTTTCGGACTTAGTCAACTCAGTGATTCGTTGAATCATTGCGTTGTTACCAGTACCCATAAAGCGGTTCATGAAAGAGTTGTTACGCGCTGCTTTCCAAAGATCTTTAGACCAGACGGTCTTTTCTTCGTTTGTAAGCAGGGCAAAGTTACTTAATGCCATGTCGAATATTCCTTTATTCGTCGTATTAAAATCCCAAAACTATGGGAATGATTGGTCAAACGTTCTGAACCTATCGCGTCAGATAACTTTCGCTTAATACGGTTATTTATCGAGGGTGGCGATCCTCGCTCTATCTATCGCTATAGAGGTCGAAGTATGGATCTAGCGCATCCTTGCGCATTTGATACATCCTTGTATCGCAGAACCATGTGAGCATGGTACCACAATACAAGGATTATAGTCAACTAGTTGACGTCACCACGCATTTTCCGCTTGGTTGATTCTGGTAACGCGTCGAACTCTTCCTCAGTCAGATCATTAACATCAGGGAGTACATCTTTTTTACCTGAGTTATCACTATCAAACCCTACCTTATCTAAACCAGGTGGTTGCTTATTAGCGGTATCTACGTTCTTCTTCACGTCCGTTTTTCGCTTCTGGGCTGGCTCTGCAGGTTCTGCAGCTGCTACACCTTTAGGCATGACGTAACGTACCGCATCTTGTAGTGCTGTAGAAGGTGCTGTACCTGACGAGACAAACGCGCGTTGTAGACGAAGTACTTCGTCTACCGAGTCTTGGTCATAGGTATCGGAGTCAGGGTCAAGATTAGGGTACTGGGTATTCAATGCTTCGATAGTAGAATCAAGACGGATAGACTCGCGAGTAGACTCGCTCGTACGTTGCGAACGTTGTTCGTGCTCTGCATCACGTTCTGCTCGTTCCATCTGACGGATCTGCTTATTGTAGCCAGCCGCAGCTGCTGTATCACCATCTGCTCTAGCTTGCTCTAGCTTAAGGTCTAAGTCTGCATAAGGATCAGCTTCTTCTTTCTGCTCTTCCTTAGGTGACATGCTAGCACGCAACTCAGCCAGTTCACGCTCCGCTTCTCTTGCACGGTTTGCTGCTGAGTCGTAACGATGCTTTGGGATCATCCCATTAGATCGGGGTGCTTCCTCTTCTTCCTCTTCAGGCGCTTCAGCTTCTTCCTCTTCAGGCGCTTCCGCTTCTTCTAAGCCTTCTTCCTCTTCTTCTTCGACCGCTTGATCTTCAGGCAACAAGATGTCATCTTCGTCTTCCATGGCAGTGTTTGACATTGTAAATCCTCCTAGGATTCTTTAGTTTTAGTTTTGGCTTTTTCTTTATCAGCTCGCTCTGCTTGTTCTCGCTTCGCTTCGCCGTCTTGGATGGTAGCCAGCATCTTTATCTTTTGCTGGCCGACTGCTTTTTCTCGTTCTAGCTGAAGCTGCATGGCTTGTTTTTCTCTCGCCATCCACAACTCTGCATCTTGCTTCTCACGTGCCATTTCCAACTCCGCTGCTATCTTAGCGTGTTGTAATCTTAGCTCGCCTTGCCCGTCATCTTGCTGGTCTTTTTGCACTTCGGCCATTTCTTTACGGGCTCTTACTGCGTTGAGCGCTGCAGTAGATGATTTAACCTGGGTATCCGCTTCTTTGTCTTTATTTTCAAGTTCGAGTTTCTGCATCTCAAGCTGCTGCATTTTTTGCTCGGCTTCAGTTGCTTCACCGCCGCCTTGTAGTTCTTTAATGCGTGCTGCTATTTCTGTTTTACGAGACAGATGACTATTCTCAATTAACACATCGTCAGGAATAGCGATGCCTAGTTGACGTAGCTCAAGTGCTTCTTGGAACTGCGTAGTCTCGAAGTCATCTCTTGCAGGAACGTTCGTAACAACAATGCCGTATTCACCTAGCGTTAGATCATTAATTAGCTGACCTTCTGGTGTCATCTGGTTTACAGCCATCTGCTCAGTCTGTGCTGTTAAGTCACGACCGACGACTTGGATAACACGTTCTTCTGTGTAATAAGTCTGAACTAAATTTAAGATCCGCTTAGCCAACATGTGGCGTGTTTTGGTTAGGTTATCTAGTGGTTTCGCTAAGTTGACAGCGCCAGCAGATTGTTTTGCTTTAATCGCTTTTGCTGCTACGTCGGCTCTATCCATGCCGCGCTGTGAATCAGAGATACCTGATATTTCTTTAATGAACTCATCTGACTTATACGTTACACGATCGAGGCCAGTTGGCACTTGGTTCGGGCTGATCTTCTCTAGATCGTTTACATCTGTTAGCTCAAACACAACACCTGTTTCAGCGCCGCGTTCTTCCAGATCTTCTACATCCATGTTCTGTAGTGAGCCGGCTTTAACTTTGTAACCACTGTTTGCTGTGGTGTTGATAATGTGTAGTTCTTGACTTGACGCTTTGTTGAGCTGGTCTTGTGGAGAAAGGAGATTCTCGACTAAGCCAATCGTCCGTCCGTTACGAAGGTATGGGAAGTAAGGCACGATAGTAAAGTAGGTGTAAGGACTCCACTCGTCGAACAGCACAATGTCATCAGCTGTTACCGTCCAGCGGATAGATTCCGCTAAGCGCTTAACCATTGACAAGCCTGCTTTGTTAGCAACATCTTGGCGTTTTGCACTGTCCCAGTTATCTGGAACCATACGCATGTCGCCTGCTTCGATGTCTACGAACCACCACGCATTTCGGATCTTACGGTATTGTCTTTCGATAATACGCACTTTACGGCGTGTATTATCATTCTCTCTGTCACCTTCTGGAACTTGAAACGAGCCAGCAAACGTACCGTGGTAGCGTTCGGCTGAGTCGTACCCAAACTGGAACTCGCTAGCCACTTTGGTCTTTAGGGTATCGGCGTGCTTTTTACTATAGAGTAGCTCGATGTCATTTATCGTTAGCCACTTAGTGATGAACACTTCTTTCCAGGTATCGGGATCGTACTCGTCTGCATCAGGATCTATAACGACATTACGGGGGTTTATACGCTTAAGGCGTACCTCGCCTTGCATGTGATCGTCAAAAGCAGCACGTACATCGAAGAAGCCACGACTTGTTATGAACCCATCGTTGGAGACTTCTGATTCAATATCATCGAGCTTGTTACTGTTGGTGATCTGAATGTAAACTTTAGTGAGCGCGTCGGCGACTTCTTGTGTGCCATCTTTCAAGGGGCGAAAGGATACGTCTGCTCTATTACGCAGTTGCTCGCCCATAACCACAGCCATAGTAGACATGATTTTATTTATGGTGAGTACTGGCTTGCCTTGCGATTCTAGTTTCTGGCGGACAGCTTCGTCCCACTGCTCTCCAGCAAAATACTTATCGCACAGGTCAGCCTTCTTGACGAAGTCAAGGTGGCCGTTGTCTCTCGCGTATGAGTATCGTTCGAACTGTTCGCTAGCTATTTCATAATCGGTCGGCATCCTTGCCATCCTTGGTAAGGTTTATTAATGGGTATGATACAGTATTTTACGTGACTGTACTATCAGAACTTATATATAGTGACGCCGTGCGTCTCAGTCCAGAAATCACTAGCGGGCGCTAATACGGAGGTTAAAAAAACATTATTGCTGAAACCATACGAAACGATACCATAAACCTCATTGCCTACTGCTTTGGCGCCAGGGTCATAAGAGGGGACGTTGTCAAGCCCTGTTGACTCTATTAACCAGGATACGCCATTATCAATCGAGCTCACAATATCGTTCGTTGCTTCTCCGAATAAATAAATAGTACCATTCTCAAGTGCGACGCCATTGGAATAACTCTTGTTAGGTGCGCCGCTTTGGCTTATCCAGGCGAGGCCATCTGTGCTGGTCAACACGACGCCTTCGTAGGAGACCAAACAAAAAACCGCACCATTATGGACAACGCAGGGCCAGTAGTCCTCGACGGGTAGGGCCGCGGCAGTCCAGCTTTTTCCATCTGTGCTGTGTATATATGACCCATAACCGGCGGCGATATAGCGCGTTCCACTATCCGCTACGGTGTAGTAGTCACCCGTGGGGTAATTGATGGTACTACGTGTTGTACCGTCTGTTGTCCATAAGCCGCTGGAAGAGCCTATGATAAAAGCAAAGTCGTTGGTTCGGGCTAAATGTAAGGCGTACCAATTCGGGCCTGATGGAAGTGAAGTCGTCTGCACCCAATTTATGCCGTCGCTACTGATATCAACATTGAGGTCCAGACTGCTCCCCGCTGTAGTGGACAAATAGGTCGTGGGTAGTTTAACTACCGCACTGCCTGAGGCCGAGGTATATTCCCAAATACCAACGGGGAAATCCGAGAGCGGCATATATGAGTTCTGATCCCCACCTGTTAGGGCATATATGTAATCGCCGGCAATCGATACGCCTAAGTAGTTCCCATTATAGAGCCCGAAACCATCTGTCCCCTGGACTTCGTGTAATTCTAATATATCCATTAGCAGTTCCATGCTGAAGTATTACCTAATCCTGTCCAGAATATACAACTCATAATTTTATCTCGTGTACTACGACTTGAGCATAGTAGTTCCCGTCAGGGTGGTATTCATCCCCTTCAAAGGCTATGTATGTTGTGTTACCGAAACTAGTTACTTTAGGGTTCGCTATATATTCATACTCTCCAATAGAGTAAGGCGCTTCAAATATCTGCGTTTGTCGGTTAAAAAGAGATACTTTCAAACTGTATTTACTACCATTAAACTCACTGTATAACACTACGTAACTATTTCCACATGGGAAGATGCCGCTTTCCCACCCATCCATGTAGGATATATGAGGAAAGTCAGTTAGTGTTTGGATTACGCCGTCTTTCTTCCATATGTATCGTGTTACAGTTGGGTTCCCACTTAAACGTTTAGAGTTTTCTAAAGCCATCATTTCTTTATCAGTATGACTAGCTACTCCAGAAGGAAACCACTTATTGAGATTAAATTCGGTTGGAAACATCTGGGTCTTAGTCCACGTAGAACCGTTGTCATCAGAAATATATTCTTGGGATGCTGAATCGTCATTGAAGTTATTAGTAGGCTCGTTAGTATACAAGCGAATCTTGTTATATGGCAAAGTCTGCATACTTATTACTCTGGGGTATAAGTTACCCGCAGAAACTGGATACGGCGTAGATTTCAGCGCCCATCCTACACCGACAGTATGTTCCCATACTTCTATCCGGTGATCCGCACTAGAATCAGGAGTATAACTTACAGCAACTAGCGCTTTCCCTGCACTGTTTTGGCACCCGGATAACTGAGACCCGACATTTATGGCAGCCCCAACTATAGTTTCGGCAGCGCTCCATGTATCACCATTGTCGCTTGATCGCCAGAACGCACTAAGTTTTCCGGCAATCGCAGTGACTGCCGTAATATATAGATCATTCCCTACAGGAAATATAAATCGATCGAAAATGCTACCATTATTATTATTTTCTATTTCTACTGGTGTAGACCATCCACTTCCTACTTCTTTTTTAGCGTACCAAAGATCGTAGTTCTCTTCGAATATAAGATGAAGCGTTCCATCAGGAGTAGTGGTTATATCAATATAATCATCCCATGCAGTTTCAGACGGGTTAATTATATATTTCTTGCCTAAATCGTATTGTGCTTCAGTGACAGCCTTTTCTGCTCGCCAAAAACCACCATTCTGATTTGCCCAACACCCACTCATCAGCTTGCCCTCGTTCCGTCGCAGCGGAGAGTCTGCGTGTTTGATCCATCGGTGACTGTGTACGTACCGTCGCTGTTAGCTGTCCAGACTAAGCCGCTAGTAAACGTAATAGTGCTCTGTCCATCTTTTAAACTCTGTGGAGCATCAGGATCATCGCTAGCAGCGTAAAACTTACCGCCACTCATTATGATGTCGTAGTGTCCGTCTGAGGGCCAGCTTTCTTCGGTTGGTGCCGTGGCTACACAGCCTTCCTCAACTCCATGATATTCTGGGTTACATAGGTAGGCATTCGCGTTCTCTTCACCGATAGTTATATCGTCTGGTTGAGCCCCGTCGTATATATGGGTACGGGTACGCTGTACGACAGCAACGAACTCACTAGCTAACCTTATAAATACGCAATCGTAGTATCGTGTGTACCACCCATATGCGTCGATATGTCTCGACCCGCCTTCTGGGGTCCATACTGCATAATATTCTCTAACTGCGGCTGCAGGAGTAGAGGCCTGCCCTTGTTTTAAATATGTCCCCGACGCCCGACTCCAAAACCTACCTGGAATCCAGTTAGGAATTAGTGGAGCTCCGTTCTCCCAGCCTGCCGGTACAGCTATAGTGCCGTCACAGCCTTTGAATGTAACTGTATCGCCTGACGTAGCATCAATCATTCCAGTTACGGAGCCTACTCCACCGCTGCTTGGTAATCCTGGTGAAGCGCCGTCGGATGCTTCAGCGAAGTCATTCTCACCGAAGGGTTCTGTTACCGGTAGCGGTTCGTTGTTTAGTAAATCATTAATATCATACGACGTTCCTGTCTCGTCCGTGCAGGACGTTGACGCGCCGAAGAGTGATGCGCCTCTCCAAAAGCAACTAGATACGCCGTTCACGATAAGATTACCGTCAGCATCATAGGCCGCAGTCGTTCCGCCCTGGTCTATTGAGTACCCGTCGTCAGTGGCGGTTAACGTCTCTCCGCCGCCAAGCGCTAGTGATGAATCACTCGAGCCAGGACTTGGAGCGTCAGGGTCATATTGATTAGTTTCAAAGTTGCCATTAATTAGTGCTACGTCATAGCATGTATCTGAAGTCCACCCAGATGTATCAGTTGGTGCTACTGATGGACAGAAGGTGTCTACGTCTACGGTGCACAGTACAGTAGTAATCAGCCTGCTAGTGAGCGGCTGCCAGCCGCCAGAGAAATACTCAACCTGCACTTGTTGTCCCGAATCAACAACTCTGAATGAGTAGCCGCCAGATGCGTTCGCTTGGATATACTCCTTGCAATCAGCCATCATTTGATGCGCATCAGCATAAGCTAGCGCTTCAGTGTGAAAATAGCTCTGCACATTAGGTGCGACCCATGTTGCGCCATTAAATGACGCATCAGGGAACCCACTGCTAGACCCTCGCTCGCCCTGTACCCAACCATCGATGGCAGGAGGAGTGTCAGCATCTACCCAACCTTCAGGGACTGGATAAGTTCCGTCGGTATGTAGAATAAAGCAGTTGCCATCTGCATCTTGCATAGGGATACTAGCCATTAGACTGACATCGGGTCTTTAGAACCCGCGCCTTGTGTGAATGCTTTTAGTTTGTCTTTCCAGCTGGCGTGCTCTTGCGCTTTAGGCGCGCGAGGTGCAGGGAAGCGCATCGCCATACGGACGACCCATGACAACGCATCGACGATATCGTCGTGGACACCACCAGGGAACCGCATTAACTCAAACACCGCTTGCTCAACCCACGGTTGATTGCTGGGGAAGAAGACCATGCCTTGCTGCATACGGCCTTGTAACGGGCGAGCGCGTACTGACTTATCGTTAATAGGTGTAAGTGCATCCTTGCCCTCTGCCAACGTAAAGAACGCTTTTCGTTCTTGCATACGCCGAGCCAATATAGGTTTAATAGCCATCTCGAGATGTCCTTTCTCGATACCGACTAACTGGGGTTTGTAACGCATGGCGGTATCAATGATTGTTTCAACAATACCAAGCGCATCCCATCGTCCTCTTATTATATCAAGAACATGGATCTGGTCCAAGTAATCAACACCGATGACAGCGCCTACCGTGTAATCGTTGGTCTGTTTCTCACCGATAGCCAAATCCCAGGCGATGTATACATTGTACTTGTGACCGACAGGCGTATACGGCTCCATCCTAAACATACCTTTAGTGAAGTACACACCTTCGTCAGGGACAGGATTTTGCTGGTATAACGCAGACCAATGTCGTGGCTGCATTGAGCGCCGCATATTAAGCAGTCGTGAATAAGGGAAGCGACTCTCATGGAGTGGCTCGTCCTTCTCACGTAGCAATCGATAGCCGTCCTCAAGGTCAATGATATCTTTACCCTGAATAATTTGATGCGTCTCTAAATCTTCATACTCGTCATCAGTAGCAATCGCAGGGTAAGAAACAATCTCCCATTTATCAATAGAATCCATCTCAAATTGATATGACTTTATTTCGCCCTGTATGTTCGCCCGCTCTAGGTCGTTAGATGCAGCAGCTATCCGATCTCGTGCTTCTGCGATGAGTTCTTCCAGCTCGGCTGTCTGCTCCTGCATCTGCAGTATCATACGACCACTCAAATCATCATCGTGCCAGCGGGTCTGGATTACAAGTGTCCCACCACCAGGCGCAAGACGCGTCTTCGCAGTAGAGCCCCACCAATCCCACGTTTTTTCGCGCATAGTTTCCGAATCAGCTTCCTCTGCATCCTTAACCGGATCGTCAATGATGAAGACGTGCGCACCTTTACCTGTGATACCACCCCCGACGCCCGCTGCAACATACCCACCTCCTGCTGTAGTAGCCCACGCTTCTGCGGCTTGGCTAGATTTAGATAAGGTCGCTTTAGGAAAGATAGCTTTGTACGTCGGCGTCTGCATCATGTCCCGCACCTTGCGAGAGAACCCCATCGGCAGTGACACGTTGTACGAGCTTGCTATAATCTCAAACGTAGGGTGATGCCCTAATATATACGCAGGGAAGTTCTTTGACGCTATCTCACTCTTGCCGTGACGGGGTGGCATGGCTAAGATCAACCTGGGGCTTTTCTTGTCGACCACATCTTGTAAGAACCGTTCTAACCGGTCACATATATCTTCGTGCACCCAGCCTGGTTCATAATCCGGCTTAAACTTCTGAATAAAGTGCAGTAGCCTACGGCGTGCTAACACCCGCGACGCTAACTCTCTATCCGCCATGGTAGCGGCGGTCACCGCTTTTTTCTTCACTTCCTTCTCTTTCAGAGCAAGCCGCGCCATCCGTTTCTGGTCGTACACCTTCTGATTACGTACGCCTTGCACGACTTTACGGTGTGACTCACGCTCAGCTGCAGCGGTCGCTATCTTCTCATTCCGTCGCTTAGCGACATCCGCTGCTAGCTTATCCGTGCTCGTCGTGTCACAACTCGTACACGTTGTACTATAGGTCGCTGGGTTACGGGTGAGCTGCTGAAAGCTCTTAACCGTTCTATCCTTACTACAGACCTCACACTTCATCTTCATCAAACTCCGCGTCGATAATCCCATTCAAATGAGATTCCTCAACTTCCAGCTCTTGTGCGGGGTTAATCTGTCCTTGTGCTTCTGTCATCGCCAACAGCTCGTCATCACTGAGCTCATTCAACCGATTAACAAAATCCTTCTGACTATTACTAAGCTCAATCTGTGCACGCTCTATCTCATAGAAGCCACACATCTTATTAATCTCACTAGCGGCGCGTACCATCGCGTTGGCGTCGTCTGTCAGCTTTGCAACATCAAACGCCTCCATCACCATGGCCTGTACTTTATCTCGGGTCATCTTCATTGCGGATTGATTCCTTTCAAGGCGCACATTCATCTCTGACCGCATCTTAGGATCTGCAGTCTGAAGCTCAACGTATTTACGGGGGTTTTGCGAGCCAGCTTTCTTAGCGGCTTGGGTCTTGGACATACCGAGCTCACAAAATTGCAGGTATCGCCACTGCATATCTGAGAACTGGCTTTTGTAACCCACTAAATCCTGGGGCATGGCTACTCATCCTTGAGTAATTGACTTAGAGCATAGTATAGCAGCTTTGTAAAGCCTGTCCATGTAACGACGTGTGGACGACCATGTAGCGGCGTTGCTAAGAAACCGTGTACGAGTTCCCCTTTGCTGTGTTGTCAGCGTGGGATAGCGCTTGTAGGTTACTAGGTACGTGCAAGCCGCAAACTAAGAGGCCTCGTAGCGGGATAATGTGATCCATATCTTGTCCTGATACTAGCTTTGAGTACGCTTCATAGAAGTCAGGGCCAGATACCCAACGAGGTATAACCGTCCGCTTCTTCAGCTTCTTCCAGGCGTCTTTCGCCCGAGCTCTCCCAAGACGGAGTAAACATACGTCCTGCTTCTTACTCACGCGATGTCGCTTTGAATAGCTCGAATTACGTACGGCGCGTCGACAACTTATGCACGAGGCATCTAGGCCGTCCTTGCTTTTCACCCTGTTACCGAACTCTGCTTTGCTGAGCGTACGCTCACACTGGCTGCATTTCTTCATCTGCTACTTCCTTATAGCTTGCTAAGTCGGATTCATTATAGCAGCGCTGGCTATTTTTAAAAAATTTTTTTCGGCAAAAATGGGTATCTCAGGGGCTCAGCCTACCCTACCCCCTTACGTAGTGAGCGGGGTCGGTTCGGATTCCGATTCTCAGACTTCGGTCTGGAGTCCCACGCTCTGTGTACAGAGAAACAACTTCGTTGCTTCTCATCCTCAGCCCCTCAGCGTAGCGCAGGTTCAGTATCAAAAACAACGGCACGTTGTATTGTGAGACTAGAACCTGCGCAAGCTAGCTTAGTATACCACGCACAGCGACACGCAACCGCCTCTCCCCTCGTACCACATCACGCTATAGCTACGTCTACGTGCTATAGACAACTCTGTTGGCATGTGCTAGGAGACCGGGAGCGGAGGGACAACACACTCGTAGAGAATCAGGTATGTCAATACATCATTGTATACACAGGAGTTGTTGTTTTAATACCACACACGTGCCAGCAGAGCATGGCACTACATTGGTTTACCTATGTGTACTAGGCATCTTCGCCTCATTCATTAGGAGTACATCTCATGTCAACTAACAAAGAAAACTTGGTTTCTATCGCTCGCGATTCTGTTCAAATCTCACGCACACTTGCAGGCATAACCGTTCAGCTTGCGGGTGCAGGCGTGGTCGTAGCAGGCGTAGCCATTGCGGCCGCTGGTGCTAGCGTGTCAATGGCTGGCGTTAAGATTGAAGGCGAAATGAACTTCGTTCGTCGCATGAGTAACAAGATGGAACGCATGATGGCTAAAGAAGCTCGCTAACGTTTCGGTCGCTAGTCTCTCAGCCTCAACACTTCGGTGTTGGGGCTATTTTGGTTTACCTATGTATAAGCACTTTCGCTTAATACTAGGAGTTCTACCATGTTTTCATATCGTCAGTACAAAAAACAGCAAGCTAAGAACGAAGCAGTCTTCCGCATGGAAATATGCTTCATCTGTTTCATGGCGGGCTTGTTCGCCATGGATGCCTACTTGGGCAACTTCTACCTACTTGGAGGTGTGTAATGGATATGTTTCTCCCTGGTATCATCAGCGGCATGGGCATACTCGTTGTGCTTATGCAGTTTGACTTTCGTAAGGTCCTTGGGTACTCGCTACTCATAGATATAGCAAGCACTGGTGGCTTGGCTTGGATCTTCTTGGGAACGTTCTCAGGAATGATGAGCGGCATCTTCGGTGGGCTCACCGTGTCGCTTGTCCTTGCCTTTAGCAAAAAGCTTCTTGGTTACAAAAAGCTCACTCGTGGTGGTTGGGTCTCACATCCGGCCACTTGGTAATCAGCGTTTAGCCTCAGCACTCAGTGTTGGGGCTAAAAACGTGTCAGCAGAGCATGACACTACATTGGTTTACCTATGTGTACCAACTTCGGTACTTACTATCTAAAGGATGGATTATGAGCTCTCTCATACAAAGAACACACGAAGCTGTAAACAGCTACTACCGCACTCGCATGGTGGGTCTTTCAATCACACACCGTGCGCCTATTGAACAACTCCGTGTTCAAGCTTGCTTGAATCTAGGCGTTGACCCGTACTTCCAACCTGTCTTTGACGACCTAGCACTAGGCGTCCCAGCAACTATCTCAGGAGCACACTCATGAGTAATCAACTATTCATCGCTCGTTCTGACGACGGTTTACAAGACACGTTCATCGATGGCGAAGAAATCGCCTCTGATGACCTTATGGACAACCCAGAGTTCATGTACTTCTACTCAGAAGTAGAAGACAACGATGAGCTGTCTCTTGAAGACGTCATCAAACTGTATCTCCTATAACAAAAACACTAGTGCCTAGCATTTCGCTAAGCACTCATATCTAAAAGGTAACTAAAAATGGCTAATTCAACTAAAACAAACAGCGTAGCTCAAGTTCAAAACTCAACGGGTAACATCCTTGATATTGAACGTATCATCGACAGCGTAGAAGGTGGTCACAATGACTTCCTTTGGGATCGCATCGCGAGCAATGGCATGCATGCATTCTCATATGCTTTCATGACAATTGAGGACATTAGCAAAGCGGCTGTACTCTCAGATGCACAGTCTACGTTCATCACTGCGCTAGAAGCTCAGCAGGCGGACGCTGTGGACTTAATAGCTTGGGCTTACCCCAACACCACAGGGTTACGTAATGCACGCACTACGCCTGAATCACAAGCCGCCTACGAAGTAGGTGCTGTGAACAAGAAACTAGTCACTCAAGCAGATCAAGATCTGCAGTTAATCACTCAAATGATTGACGGCGACTTAAAGAACAAGTTCATTAAGGCGGACGAGGCAGAGCTTCGTAAAATATCAGCTCAGGCTGACTATGAAGAACAAATCGCTGGCATCAGCGAAGCGCTTACTAAGTCATCTGGCTTACAAGCTCGCCTTGCTAAGGCACTCACAGTAGCAACACAGGCTAAACAGTCAGCATTCGAGGTAACGAATGATACGCAAGCCTTCTTCATCATTGATAGCATGTACAACATCATCCGTGATGGTGCTGACTTTAACAAAGTCAAAGAGCTTCTTAAGAAGCAATCATCATCGTTCGTACGCGAACGCATCATGGTTAACCGTGTTATCTACCAAGGTGCTGTAGACTCAGTCAAAGCTATCTGGTCTAAACACAAATCAAACTACGAAGGCGCAGGTTACGCGCCTAGTAACAACATGCACTAGATCCTACAGCCCTAGCACTTCGGTGTTAGGGCTTTTTCTATGTCGGTCTTACGTTGGTGGCTCCGACGAGTTAGAGAGCGTTACACGCCCTCTAAGACTAATAGACAAACTAACAGCGCTTAGGCGCTGTTAGTTTAAAAAACACTGACTTACATGGGGTTTACTCGATGCCCATAGCTTAAGCGTTGGTACATATAGCTTTAGTGCTATAATGGGCAGTAAATCTCGTACTTCGACGTTTACTCCTCCCATAGGGAACTATCACTCTTTTATTTTCTCTCTCTCTTCTTATATAGAAACTCTCTTAAATGTAGTGCCCTTAGTGCCCAGTAGTGTTTATATAATAATAATATAGAGAGGTAACAAGCACTTAACTAAGAAATAAGGCGGGCAATGAAGCGGGCATTGGTCTGGGCATGCATTTTAGTGGACAGTGATATTTGCCCCTATTTAGCACCCGACAGGTTTACCCTGTTTCCACAACCCCCTTTATAACCCTACTCTAAGTAAGGGTGCTAAGCTTAAATCACTGCCCTGGACACAACTGGCCAGTTGCCAATGACCACTCTTTGGAGCATAAAATGATCACTCAAGAGAAGCTAAAAGAACTCATCTATTACAAACCTAGTCATGGGACTGTCACCTTTCTCACTAAAAGAGCACCGATGAAGCCTAACGCCTACGCTATAAACATAGTGGGGGTGTCTTACCCTATAAAGAAGCTGATACACCTATATATGACAGGCGAGATGCCTAAGCACCCTGTCACCCCTCTAAATGGTATCGAATCAGACAACCGCTGGGTAAACTTAGCACAGCTACCGCTTCGTTAAGAAACGTGATACTGTACTCCTCACTTTATAACCAAGGACGGGAAATGAAAGCAACAATCAAACGACTTCCCCGAATCCATCCCAGCGAGCATCTTGATGCGGTGAAGGTAAGCGTCATGTACTTCCGTTGTAGGATGGCGTTCAATAAAACGTGCGTCTCAAACAGCCGCTACCGCGAGTTTAGGGAGCTAATCAAAGATGCTTAAAGCAAAACTTAAACGCCAACCAGCCTACAACGACGACGGCATCCCGCTCCGTAAGTTCAGATTCTGGAAAGAGCAATACTACTTTGACAAAAGGATGATAAGCGTTGGAGACAGCGTCACAGAATACTGGAGGATCCTGCAATGAAGCAACACCGTTCGCCCTCACGCCGTA